CTACTGCACATGCTGTTGAACGAGCTTATTCAGTTAAGGAAATGCAGACACAACTGATGCTTAACACCTTTGGAGAGACTCTTGTTCGTTCGCTCTACCTACTTGTTCATTACACACTTAAAAATACTATTGAAGGGATGCTACCAGTCCAGATTGATAAGAAGTTTGGCTTTGTATCACCAGATCAGTTTCCAGATAGGACAGATGTTGTTGTTGATCTTGGTATGACTCTTGGTAGTAAGCAACGTAGGTTAAGTGCCATTGTAGATGTTATTGCTAATCAACAAGGAGTTCTACAAGGAGGTGGTAGTGGAATACTGGTATCTCCTAAGAACTTGTATAACGCTAACATGACTTTCAGTGAACTTGCTGGATTGGTAGTGGTAGTAAATCTTCTGCAGGACTGTTCTTACAGCGGATAACAGGATTAAGTTTGTCTGACTGAAGATCATCAGGATTAACGGAACGGTCTCGAATTGCAAGTCTTGCTTGAGAACTAAACTTGGCTTGTAGTTCCAGCTGACGGAGTAGCATAGTCTTTGTTGCTTGAATTTGTTTTAGCTTGTCAAACAAAGAAAGACCATCAAATCTGTGTGGTCTGAGGGTAGTAACTCCAGTAGCGTAAGGGTGTCTATCTACTTTATAGCTCTTGAGTACAAGAGATGGTTCTACATACATATGACAGATGTATCCACTATCAGTATTATCCCGTAGGTAGCACCACCAGACACTAATAACATCATCCTCTTGTCTTGCGGCAGGTTGCATCATGTTCCATTGGTCATATCTGGCAAGGAATGCGGTATCTGCTGGTTCATTCTCTGCAGCATCATAAGCTTTCTTCTTACTGATACCAATGTTCTTCAGCTCTGCTCTTGTAATAAACTGTCTTTCTGCAATGAATCTTGCTTCACTAAGAAAAGGACTTGTCAAGTCAGAAGACCATCGGAAGTTCTCAGGGGCTACTGATTGAAGATATACCTGTGTTTCACCACCATCAACTCGAATAACTGCATATCTCTGCAGAAGAGCATCACGGATAGCACTCTCAAGAATGATATATCCTCTGTTCTTACCAAATATCTGTCTGTGAACTACCTCAGTCTCTACCTTAGCACTCTCAAAGTCATCAGGAGTCAATGGATCAAAGGTAGCAAGGATATTATTTGATTGAATAGCACCCATAATCTCTGCTACTGTTGATTCAACTGCCTCTCGTACATCAGGAGATACCAGATCACTCATTCCTTCAGCTACAGGACCAATAACTGCATCGTAGTACTTAAGGGCTGTTGCCTGTGATTGCTGTAGTTCGGTGTTGTTAGCTGACTCAAGTTCTGCAGCTAAAATACTTTCAATTGATTGGTCGTTTGTAGCCATAAATATCTCTGTTCCTTTGTTGTGATGATGTGAATGTATCAGTGGTCCAGCTGTGGTCTTTCAATTGTTCTTCTGCAACTATTGACATTAGACCAATAGCATCAGCGCAGTGGCTACTAAAGTCATGCTCTGGTCCTAATCCAATCTGTCTTGTATCGTCCCATCTCTCGTGATACCAACCACGAGACTCAATGCAGCCTCTTAGTACGATTTCCTTAGAGGAGTTGAAGTAGATAGAGGGAAAGAGTCTTCTGGTAGCTTCTATACGCTTCTTGGCAGCACCTGCCCCTTGGTTCTTGATAACAACTACTGAATAACCAGCATCCTTAAGAGCACTTTCATAGCTTACTGAATATACCTTATCATGTGAAACCCCGTCATGCGGCAGGTAGATAGTGCTTCTGTTAGTTGTGTATCCGTTATTCCGTAGCCAATCTACATGAGTTGCCAAAGGTTGTCCCTTTGCTTCGTAGTAGTCAATAACCTTAATCTTTAATCCACTGAACTGTGCTACTACAATACAAGCTGCATCTGCTTTAGCACCAGTACCACCAATGTCAAAGAACAACTTGTAGTCCATTAACGGGTCTTCAGGTATGTCTGTAATACGTCCTTGAAATCTTGCTTGATGTAATAGAGAAGCATAATAAGCACCTTTAAGAATTTGAGCATATTCACCTTCCCATATGTGAGGATATTCATCAGGGGTCTGTCTTAAGCAGTCAAGCCGTTCCTGTTCCAGTACTGCAGGGAAGAAAGGATTATCTCTCCAATTAGCTGATACAAGTAGGGTATTGGTAGGAGGACTCTCTCTGAACATCTTGTCTACAGGATCAGTCTTCCGTCTCGGATTCCAACTCATCCATATCTCGCTGTTCTCTTTACGGATAGTAGGTCTTAGGAGTCTTAATGAATGTTCACTTAGGGTCTGTGCTTCTTCAACCCAAGCAATGTCATAGCCCTCTAATGATTTGATTGATTCAGCATTAGCATCCTGCATACCCATAAAGATAACTACAGAACCATTCAGACAGTCGATACGGTCATTCTTAACCTGAAAGAACTCACCAAGTGATAAAGACCCTATCTTATCCTCCAGAAGCCTCTTAGAGCTCTCTTTCAGGCTGTTCTGATACTCCCGGATACATACAACCCTTGTAGGAGCTTGTAGGCACCTCAGAAGGGCTCTTTCAGCGAAGTAATGGCTCTTTCCACTACCCCTACCTCCGTATGCTCCCTTGTATCGTGCTGGTGTGTCTAATTTACGAAATACTGCTGGAGTTGTTGTTCTAATTTCTTTTATCACTTGTATGACACTACAATAGATACTGGAGTGTTACTTGCTTCATCTGCTGGTATTGGTGCTACCGGCTGTTTTCTGTATAGATATGGAAGTAGTGCAGTAGCTGCTTTAATTCGTTCAGATACCGGCAGGTCTGTATCATTGGTGAAACTGATTAGATGTTGCATACAACTCTTCTTAGCTGAGTCATAAGCCTCTATAGCTTTTTTAGTCTTTTCTATTGACATTCTATGCCTTTCTAGTTGGAACTTTCTTTATTACTAAGATTTCAGTTGGAATTATGCTGTTTTTACTGTTCAATAATTGATCAATTGGAAACAATTACTGAAAGTCAAGCTATTTATTTGTTGTTTAGAATCAAGGGCTTATAAAATTGTTGTTGACAGCTGTTTTATTGGAAGTCTATAATAGATATATACGCTGAAAAAACAATATTGCTTTTCTTCCAAGTCCGCTCTACGTTGAATCAGCTTATACAACCAGTAGTACAACTAACTAATAGAAAAGGAAATACAATTATGACTAAGAAAACACAAGCATGGTTTGCTATGAATACTAATATGCTGTCAGCTGATCTTCGGTTGATGACTACTATGGAGAGAGGTATTTATATCTCCTTGGTTCAAAGGTGTATTGAAAACGGTGGTGTAGTTGAGAACAATGAACGAGTATTACGAGTGATATGTGGTGTTACTAATAAACATCTCAGTACTGTAGAACAGGTTTTACAGAACTATTTCATCAAAATTCAGAACAACTCTGGCTTTACTTGTAAGATTATTGAGTTTGGTATGGAGGTTTCTGGTGCTAAGTCAGCACTAATTCAGCCCAACTCTGAACCAACTCCGTCAATTTCTGAAACTCCTTTGGCAAAAAACCCTTTAAAATCAATGGTCCTCATCCCTATAAAGAAAGAAATAAATAAAGAAATAAATACAGACAGACAGAAAGAAATAAATAAAGAAATAAAGAAAGAAACAGTAACTGCAGATAACTGCTTTGACTGCTATGAAATACCAGCAGTAACTGCAGCAGAAGAACCTATAAATATTACTACTACTTCTGTAGGTATTTCTGCAGTAACTGAACAGCAGCAGGTATTTAAGAAAGAAGTAATACCGTCTTGGAAGACCGGTCTGCAGCAGGTAGTTACTGGTATTTATAAAGATGTAGATACTTCTGGTACTTCAGTTCTCAGCAGTAAGGCTCTTGAACTGTATAACATGTATGAAAGACCTGCAGCTGCAGCAGTACCGGTAGTTGATCTTACTACTTACTATCCGTCTTATTCAGCTGCTTCTGTCGGTCGGTCTGCTGCTGGTCTTCCTGCAGGTACTGACATCCTGTTTACTGCAGACAAAGGATACTACTATCTGTCTTAATCAATTCTAACTGCCGATAGAGGGCCTTCTAGGGCCTCCTGCTGGTCTTACTGGTCTTCGGTAATACCTGCAGCTACCTACAAGAATTAAAACCGCTGTAAGGGCCCTTGTAGGCCCTCCTATTACCGCAGTACTGAACCTCTGCGGATTCTCATGTAACATAACAAAAAAAGGAACTACTAATGATATTTACTGCTAAGAAAGACTTCCCTGTAATGACTCTTCTCGGAAAACCTAACAAAAAACTGCTGAATAAACTGCGGTATAAAGAACTTAAACAGGAAATACTGAAGCATGGTATTGAATGGGACTATGAGTTTGATGACCCTATCAGATATACACCGTCTCACGGCAGAAGCCAGCTGTTCCTTCCGAACTGGCTGTCATTTCAGCTTGATGTAATGGGAAAGACAGATGAATGGGTTATTCAACATGCTCTTGGTAGAATCAAAGAGTTTAAAAGAAAACAGCAGTTTCTACTTGACAAAGAAGCTGCCTTGAAGCTTCAAGATACTCAGACTCTTGACATAGAAGAATCTTTAAAGAAACAACAATTATCTATTGACAAATAATAATATTTAGGTAATGGAAAGGGGATTAATCTCCCCTCTCTTTAATTAGTATAGGAATACTTTAATATTTGTCAAGGACTATTTATTAACCAATATGTAAGTTATTGATTTCATTGAATACATATTTTACTTGACAGATCAGTTTTACTTAAGAATAGCACCAAGAATACCAGCACCTGCTCCATATCCAAGAGCATTAGGGATTATTGTTTCTGTTGCTTTAGTTATTGAACTTGGATTTATCTTAGCTTTCTGGATCATCCTAGTTAAATTAGGAAAATCACCACCCTTCTGTTTGAAAGTATCAGCAAGAATATCCATATTTAATTCTCCACTACTATCCCAATGCTTAGGATCAAGCAGTGTTTTATATTCAGTAAGTTTACTTTCTAGTTGATTCCTAACTCTCTCTGTAGGTGCTTTATTAATACTATCTTCAATAGCTTTTGCAACTTCACCTACTTCTTTACTAGTAAGCAGACCTTTCTGTTGTGATCCAGGAGCATAGAATGATCTTAGTTCATCTGATAATACCTGTGAGTTAATCTTTCCTTGTTGTTTAGCTGCTATTTTATTGATGTAAGGAATCTGCTGTACAGTACTTCTAGGAACTGCTACTCCTGTTTTAGTATTTAATAGAAAAGTACCCTCTTCAGGCATAACAGCATCAGCCATCTGTTTAGCTTTAGCAAGAGGATGCCAATCAGGAATAGCATTCTTAATAACTTTACCACCAACACCACCTAATACTAATCCACCTACATCAAGAGCTGTCTGTTCTCCAGCAGAGATAGGTCTTCCAATAACACTCTCTACAGCCCTTCCAACGGCTTGTAAACCACTTGCCAAGGGTGATGCTCTACCATCAAGTCCCATAGCCTCTGAGAGGTCTCTAACACCCTCTGGCAGGGTCTCTAATGCCTTTACAACAGGTTCTTTAGCAGCAGAGGCTCTCCTAGCTTCCCAATCAACAGGAATACCCGTAGCAGCTCCTAACAGTCCTCCTCCTACAGTAGCAGTAGTACGGGCTATAGAGGCAGGAATATCAGCAAGACCTTCAGCAACAAGAGCAGCACTGTTAGTTAGTCCACTAAATACACTGCTGTTAGGTGTAGCTTGTGTCTGTTGATGTGGTTGCCATTGACCATTACGGAGAATTAATTGCTCTCCAGTAGTCTTGTTAGTTGCTACATATCCTTCAG